AAGATGTCAGAAGGGTTTCCATTACTCACAACAAAGAAAATGTATTTCAAAGGAATTGTAACGGAATTGTTATGGTTTTTGCGTGGTGATACAAACATTAAATACCTTGTTGATAATAATTGTCATATATGGGATGGTGATGCATATAAGAAATATCACACTACTTGGGAAATGGATACCTATGGTGTGTTAGATGCTTTATCGCAAGAAGGATTCATCAACAAAATAAAAACAAATAGAATGTTTGCTTTTGAATGGGGTGAATTAGGTCCAATCTATGGTGCTCAGTGGCGTAGATGGTTTCCTGGTGGGATTGACCAAATCGCAAACCTAATCCACGACCTTAAAACAAATCCAGACTCAAGACGTTTGATGGTTAATGCATGGAATGTTGGAGAATTGGATTCAATGGTACTTCCACCTTGTCATTATGGATTTCAAGTTTATACAAGAGAGTTAACATATAGCGAAAGAAATTTATTATATGTAGAAAAATTTGGTGAAACTGTAGAAGATATTGATGCAAAATGGGAGTTAAACACAACAGATACATTTGAGGATGACTTAAATAAATCTGGGATTCCTAAACGAGCAATCTCTTTAATGTGGAATCAACGTTCAGTAGATACATTTTTAGGTTTACCATTCAATATTGCTTCTTATGGATTGTTATTGGAAATCATTGCTAAAGCAGTTAATATGGTTCCAGATGAATTGATTGGAAACTTGGGTGATACACATTTATATTTGAATCACATTGAACAAGCAAAAGAACAAATTGGTAGAGAGTTGAGTAATGAAGAAAGAAATGAATGGCATTTGGTTAATCGTTGTGGTGGAAATAAACGAGATTGTAAAACTGATTGGAAAGATTTTGAGTTAGACCAGCAAGATGTTCCAAAACGAACAAGAGAACCATATCCATTACCATCATTAAAACATATGAAGACGGATGAGTTTTATGAATCATTATCTGAAGATTTAAGTTTGATAACACATTTGGATAGTTCAGACTTTGAAATTGAAGGGTATCAATCGCATCCAGTGATAAAAGCACCGCTTTCAAATTAAAAACTAAATAAAAGCACCCATTCGGTGCTTTTTTTGTTTTTGGTAATATTTATTAGAAAAGAAATAAAATATGCCAAGAATTGATGATATTCATAGTATTATAGTCCCAGCACAGACCCCAAATTTAACAGCACATACGTATAGTGAGGTTTATGGTGGTTCTTCTGGTTGTGCAATAGTAATTAATGGTGTTACTATTAATGTTGCCTCGGCTTCTAACATTCCTATTTGGGTTAGAACAGTTAGTGGTGGTACTGGTTGCTACTTGCTAGGTGAAAATAAAGATGTTTATTTAGGAAGCCCAAATGTTGGGTAAAATATAAGATTTTAATAAAAAAACGAACATGAAAAAATATAACAAAATTAACCCAATCGGTCTAAAAGGTAACCAAATAAATGAGCGTATGATTCATTTGATGGGTATTAAACCTATAAACGAAAATAAGAATAACTACGTTGTTGAACTTACTAAAATGGGTCCAGACGGTAAAGCTTATGCTATCGTTAGAGAAAACCACGAATATTATATTAAAGTAACAAACAAAACTTCAAACATTGTTGCTGAAGATTTCAATTACATTGGTGGTTTACAAAACAAAAAATCTGAAGCCTATTCTTCTTACGCTAAAGCTACAAAACACTTAAATTTAAGATTTAACAGTTTGGCTGAAGCATACAACTACAATGGTGATATAAATGTTTTAGAAGATGACAATCTTTTAAAGGAAAACGCATTTGCGGCTGGTTTTTCTAGCCAAGGTGGTAATGGATTCTCTGGTGAGGGGAATTTAGAAGGTAACGAAGAAATGTACAAAGAAGAAACTGTATATGAGTATGATGAAAAAGCTATGCAAAATTTCATTGACCAATATGGTGAAGAAAGAGGTAAACAAATTTACTACGCAACAGCAAACAAACAAGATAGAGACCCAGAAACTTTTGAAAAAACAGAAGGTATGACATCTTTTGGTGATGATGTTGAGTTGAATGAATTTGAGGAAGCTATTGACAACATGATGGCTAGAGATGAGGACGATTACGTTGATTATACTATGGGTAACGAAGATGACCCTAATCAATTACCTAACCCACCAAGAGAAATAAACATTCCAGAAGAATTATATGGTGGTCAACATAAATTAGATGTTGATGGAGATGGTGAAATTGAATCTAGTGATTTACGTTCATTAAGAGCTATGGAAGAAAGTATCAAAAGATTAGATGCTATGATAACTTCATTATCTGAAGGGACTGTAAAAAAAAAAGTCTTAACGATAAAAAAGAAGTAACCGAAGAAACAAAATATAAGCTGAAGATTGATGCGCCAGCCCCAGCGGCTCCAGCACCAGCTCCAGCGGAACCTATTTCCGAACCAGCCGATGACGCTGGTTTCGGTGATTTTGGGGATACCGAAGATGGTGGTGAAGAACCAGCAAAAGATGATAAACCTTTTGATGATGAACCATTTGATGCTGGTGTTGAAGCTGATGAAGAAACAGACCCGAAAAAATTTATTGAGCAACTTACTGGAAAATTAGGTCAATCACTTAGAAAATATACTGAAGAACAAGGTGAACCAGATTTCTCATTGGAGAAATTTGCTATTAATTCATTATTATCAGCAACACATACAGCTGAAATGGATGAAAAAGATAAGAAAGATATAATCAAAAAAGTAAACACTTCTGGAGATGATGGTCAAGATAACGAAGATAGCGATATGGACAATAAAGGCGATTCCAGCGATGATTCTGGCGATGATGGGAATATCGGTGATGAGCCTAGTGGTGACGTGGCAGATGATACAGCTGATGCTGAAAAAGAGTTACAAGAATTTTCTGCGTATGAGGGTGAAATGAATAATTTATTCATAGACCCTAAGAAAAACAATATGTTCCAACCAGGTTCAAACGATGTTTTAGATGAAGAATCAAAAGGTTTATGGGCAAACATTCAAGCTAAAAGAAAAAGAGGTGAAGCACCAGCAAAGCCAGGTGATGAAGATTATCCAGATAAAAAACAATGGAATCGTTTAACCAAAGAAGGTGAAAACGAATCTAACAATTATATGTTTTGGCAAAACCTTAAAGGTATTTTAGATGACGCTACAGAAATTTTGGGTATGAACCAACAAGAAGTTGATGCGTTGATTTGTGATGGTCATCAATGGGCTTTGGAACACGTAATTACAACTAAAGACGATGTTGAAGAGGTTTACCATTTTATTGAGGCTACTTTAGAAGGTAATGCTGATAGTGAGTACAAAGAAGGTAAGGTTTCTGTTGACGAAACTGAACATGAGTCAAGCAATTACATGTTTTGGGCTAGTTTAAAAACAATCCAACACGCTGCTAAAGAATTATCTGAAATGGATATGCAACAAGTTGATTCTATACTAGATAATGGCCATGGTTGGGCGTTGGACCACATCGCAACATCTGCTGATGATATGGAAGAAGTTTATCATTTTTTAGCAAACACATTGGACGCTTATGATGGTGACACAGATGGTGGTTATGAGGATGAATATGGTTCAGTTGAAGAGATTAACTTAAATGAATCTGAGTATAAAGGTAAAAAGGTTAAATTGGGTAAGCCAACTAAAGGTGATGTAAAGAAATTTAAAGTTTTTGTTAAAAACAAAAAAGGTAAAGTTGTAAAAGTTAATTTTGGTGACCCTAATATGGAAATCAAAAGAGATAACCCAAAAAGAAGAAAATCTTTTAGAGCTAGACATAAATGTGCACAAGCTAAAGATAGAACAACGCCTAAGTATTGGTCATGTAAAATGTGGTCAAAAAAACCAGTATCAAAAATTGTTGGTGAAAACTTGATTACAAACGAAAAAATGAGTATCTTTGGAAAAAATTATTTTAAGACTAAAATTCAAGAAACTTTTAATCAAGACGATATGAACACACCAGCAGTACAACCAGCCCCAGCGGTACAACCAGCTCCAGCGGTACAACCAGATACTAAACCGACACAACCAGTGCAACCAGGTAGAAAAAACAAACCTTTTTTACCTATGCCAGAAATTGAAACAGACCCAAAAGCTGTTACTGAAGCAAAAGATTCTTATGAAGTTTATCATAATACATTTTCTTCAGCGGTTCAAACTGCTTTAGCTTACGCTGAATCAAAAGGTTATACGGTTAACGAGGATGAATGGTTCAATTCAATCGCAACTGGTCCTAAAAGACCAAAAGAAGGTGATACAAACAGATATAGTTTAGCATTATATAAAGATGGTGTTGAGCAAAGAAAAACTTTGAACATACAAGTTTATGGAATGGGTAATAAATACGAATTAAACGCATATATAGCTTAATGAAAGGACTTTTTTTAATATATGTTAATAAGGTAGGCAAAGACTATAAAGGTAATTTTATTTACGAATTTATATTCTCTGACACAACAAAAAACATAGATGGTGATGATTGGGATACGTTCCCAGCTTCTGGTAGACCAGAGGCACCTCATGACCATTTCATTAAAAAAGTTGGTAGGTTGGAATCTGAATTAAAATTGGATGTCATTCAAGAGAGTGACACCTTTGCTGTTTGGGATGCCGTTGATGATGTTATAGCTTTGGCTTGGGAGAATATAAATGCTTATGATTCTTACCCAGAAAAAAGACTTTGTTTTAAGTTTGGCGAAACTGGTGAATCTGTTGAGTCAAAATTATATGAAAAAGACCTAATATTAGAATATAATAAACAGAATTATGAAAAACAAAAATAGCATCGATGAAACTGAAAAGTTTAGAATTGGTGTAACGCAAAAAGATTTGAAAAGTCGTCAGACTACTAGTACGTTGGCTAACCTTCAAAAACAAAACCCAGACATTGAAGTATATTTTACAAAAGATAATAGTAGTGATACGTCAATTTCAGATTTACTTGAAACTGGTGAAGTTATTGAACCACAAGACCAAGCTACCATCAAATATCTTTCAAACGTAAAAGATACCAACACTGGTGAGATTTCAAAACCATTTACAATTGACGGTAAAAACTATCAAATGGTTAGGGGTTTGAACCCAAATAAAGAAGTTGTCATGGCAGTTTATTGTTTTGATGATATGGACGATGCTGGTAATAACCTAATTCACCCAGTCGAATACTTTGAAGAAAATGTTGTTAAACCAGTTGTTGAAAGAGAAAAATCAACTAAACAACCAGTCGAGGAATATGACTATGCCGCTGCTGAAAGAGAATATTTTGATAAAGAGGATTTGATGAACTATCTAAACCTAAGAGATTTAGAAGGTTATAAACATTTTTTTGTTAATATAAACACTGGTGAAATCGTAGGTAAGTTTAATAACTATAAAGAAATGATGAGGTCTGGTATCAAATTAGGTCCAGAGGAAGATTATATGGGTGTTAGACAGTTAAAATCATTTAGAGCTGGTGAATACTTTAAAGAAGGTTTTAGCAACGCAAATAAAGATGAAGTTGACGAAAATGTTGATATATCTAAACTTAAAGGTGATGTTAAAATATTGATTGATAAAATGACCAACATGTTTGGTAAGTATTTTGCTAAATTAGACACACCCGTTGAGCAATCAGTTTTTTTAGCTAAAATAGGTCAATTGATAAATGTACCTATTGAGAAGTTACCACAAATTATTTCTTCATATAAAGAGTTGGCTAAAGATGACCCATCTGAAGCACCTTTGACTGGTGATAGCGCAAAACCAACTACTGAATCTAGAATTATTACTAAAAAAGAACTTTTAGAGAGTATTGGTGGTAGAAAAGTAATAAAAAAAGTAAAAGTAAAAGACATAAAATAATGAGTGATTACAAAAAAATAGCTGAAGAAGCATTGAGAAAATCTAAATTAGGTAAACAAGTTTCTGGTGTTAAACCTTTAAATGAAAGTGTTTTATACCCAGAAGGCTTGACTGAAAGGATGCACCCTCAACTTGAAATTGAATTGAAAGAGAAGAAACATTCTTTAAGTAAACACCCTATCTTCCCAGATTCACAAGAACACAGTTTTGAAGAATCAATTATGGGTGAGAGATTTAATGAGGTTGCAAAACGTTATAAAAGAGCTTTTGATTGCGATTCAATTGACAACAACAGCCTAATAACTGGTATGATGCCAATGGTATACGAAGCTATTGGTTTAGAAACTAAAAATAGACAAAAATTAGTTGAGCTAGCTATCAAAATGGTTAGAGAAGAATACAATATGGGTGAAGATGTTGTTGAAATTCGTGCTGAATTGACCGATAAAATAAACATGGTAGGTACAAAGAAAAACCCTAAACCAATAACGTTGGAAATGGAATTCGATAATCATGAAGCCATGATTAATGCTAGCAAAGAAGTTGCTAAAAGAAGATTCCTTAACGCTATGACGCAAGGTGCCGCTAAAAAATGTAACCACATGTTCCATATGGTTGACGATGAGTTGACAAACATTGAACCACGTTTAGCTAACAAATACTCTAAAATGATGGCAGCTGCTGATTATATGTATTATGTTATACCTAAAATGGATAACGGTGTAAGCGGTGGTGTTGTTAAGGTTGAATTCCCAACCCCATCAAGACCAAAAGCTGTTATACACGCACAAGCTATGGTGTTCCCAGTTCTTATCCATGAACTAATAAAAGGTGTTATGGAATTGTTATCAGCACACGGATTACCAAAAGACAGAAAAACTGGTGAGTATGTTGTTAATCAAGCGGATTATTTAGCAGCTGAACCATGGGATATGAGATTGGGTCCTGGACTTTGGGGTAGATTTACAAACGCAATTGAACCAGATGATTTCCATTTAAAACATCATGTCTATAGTGAATTAGCTGCGTTGCCAGTTGATGAGTTCAACCTTAAAATGAGAGAGGTAATGGCTAATACTAAAGAAGGTAAAAAAATCATAAAAGACATTGTTAATGAAGTAAACGGTGCGTTGAAAGAGGAAGAATTCAATGAGGCCATGAATGAAATAAGCAATTATAATGAAGAGGTTTCCGATGGTGATTCCGATGGTGAAGGGTTTGATTTTGATGAGCTTATGCGTGGTTCAACGTCAGATGATTCCGATGGTGATTCCGATGGTGAAGATGGGTTTGATTTTGATGAATTATTTTAAAAATTAACACATAAATATTGGTAAAGGCTCCTTTTAGGGGCCTTTGTCATTTAAAATAAACCATTTTACTTGATTTCGGCATATTTATAATAAAAAAAGAATATGCTAACAACACAAGAGATATTTAAAGAGTACGCAAGATGTCTTACGAACCCAACGTATGCTATTGAAACATATTTGGAGACGTTTGACAAAACCCAAGAGGGTTTCGTGCCTTTCAAATTATTTCCAAGGCAGAAAGAGATTATTAGTGCGTATGAAAAGCATAGATTTAATATTGTAACTAAACCTAGACAAGCTGGTGTATCAACAACTACAGCCGCTTATATGTCAATAAAGGTTGGCTTTGCTGATAAGGATAACCCAGAAGCGATTCTGATTATCGCCAACAAGCAAGAGTTAGCTTTCGAGTTCTTGGCTAAAATTAAAGATTTTCTATCTCAATTACCTAGATGGGTTTGGGGTCACGAATATTATGGTAACCCTAAAAATGAATCTAAAACTATTTTCTTAACGGATTCTAAAAAAGAGATTAAATTACCAAACGGTAGTCGTGTAAAAGCGGTTGCAACATCAAAAGATGCTTTGAGGGGTTTTACACCTACATTCCTTATTATGGATGAGGCTGCTTATATTGATAACGGAGCTGAAGTATTCGGTGCAGCATTAACAGCGTTAGGTACTGGTGGTAGAGCAACACTTATTTCAACACCTAATGGTATGGATTCTTTGTATTACAAAACATACGACCAAGCCAGAAATAAAAAGAACAATTTTAATATCATTGAAATGAAATGGTATGAAGATTTGAGGTATAACAAAGACCTATCTTGGATTAAAGGTGATGATTCTGAAAGAGAATATGAATTTACATTTGCTTCTTATAATGCTCGTATAGCTGAAGGTTGGAAACCTACATCATCATGGTATGATGAAATGTGTAGGGGTATGAACAACGATGCCAAAATGATTGCGCAAGAGTTGGACGTATCTTTTATCGGTTCTGGGGGTAACGTAATAAATGAAGAATTTATTGAGTACCACGAGAAACATAACGTAAAAGAACCTAAATATACTAGTGGTTTAGAACAAGAAACATGGATTTGGGAAGAACCACAAGAAGGACATCAGTACATAATGGGTGTCGATGTATCTAGGGGTGATGGAGAGGATTCTTCAACAATAGTAATCATAGATTTTACAACTATGGAGCAAGTTATGGAGTATCAAGGTAAGATACAACCAGATTTACTAGCCCAAATAGTTGAAGAGTATGGTAATCTATACAAAGCTTATACAGTTGTCGATGTAACTGGTGGTATGGGAGTATCAACAGTGTTAAAATTATTAGAATTTGAGTATAAGCGTTTAC